ACCCAACTGTTCGCCCTGCGGAGTCAACATTTCATTCACGAAAGCGCGCTTTGCACGAACCACGACATCATCCAAATTTGGTGAAAGCATCGTAGGATCAGCATGACTGATCAGAAATGCGATCACATTTGGATTCTGATCGACACCGGATGCAGGCTTAAGGAACCGTCTGACAGCATCCTGAATCTCAGTCGGTAACGCATCAACAAAAGCATCATGCATCGTCACCTTTTCGATAATGGAATCCACATCTGTACTACTTGGCACAAGGTCAAAGGACTCAGCCAAGTCCCTCAAAGCATCTGGATGTTCACTTCGGAAATAGGTAAGGACCGCAGCAGACGCAGATGTATCAACAGATAGTCCTAAATCCTGAGCAAGAAGCAGCATGGTTTCTTCCTGCGGAGGCGAAACATAATGAATAAGTTCACCAAGAAATGCCTTATGAGCCGGATCGTCACGCATGTAATCGGTGCGTTGCGCTACAGCGACACTTCTTGGCAGAGCATCGAACTGGCCTGCCTCAACTGAAACCCAAGTCAATTCTCCCTGACCATACTTCATCGGTAGTTGCAGACGAGCATCCGGTACATGCCCGAACTCCATATCGCGCATAGTCATATCCAGATCGCTTCCACCGATATACGGATCGAACGTACCCAAGATGTCTTTCATCTGCTGATCTAGAATCGTTGGATCAGTCATCATGTGTGTGATCGCACGAACCCGTTCATCATGTCTTGAATCGATTCGTCTACCAATTGTCTGTGCTATGTCCCGCGATATACCTGATCCAAAGGCAAGAGTCAACTCGTTCGCCTTCGCATTGGCGATTTCAAACAACCGGCGGGAAGTACCACCAATCAACGTATCTTCAACCTCGTTTTTGATTTCAACACGAGCGGCATCAAAGAAAGCCGCCTGTTCATCAGCACTTAGATACTTCCAACGCGGGTTCTCTTTTATCGACTTCTTAACTGCCTTCTTCGTGACAGCGAAATCTCCGACACCACTGATCTCGTTGAAAGACCGCCATATCCGAGAGAATGGTTTCCAAATCAACGGAAGCCGTTCCTCATCAGAAATGTCTTTCAGTATCTTTCGTCCATATTCGTCAAAGATGACATGCTTGCCGATCGCTGCACGGGCAATCTTGTGGTTGACCCAATGCTTCGGTCCTTCTCTCAACCACCATGAGAACAATTCTTCGCCACCGTTACGGGGAACGTAACCCAACCGCAACAGAACCGCAGGACGCCAAGTCCTACTTATGAACTTGTCGATCTCCGGTAGATGCAGACCCCATCCCGCCATACGGTAGAACGCTGTATAGCGTGCCATCGCAGCAAGTTCCCGATAATTCGGAATGATATTAGACTTTGCCAACTGTGCCCCGAATTCTGCACCCGGCATGATCGCCTTGCGAGAACTCAACCCACGGATACCGATCACATCATCCGACGATTGGGCGTACCGCTGATTTCCGTGTCGTATGAACCGTTGGATAAAGTCCTGAACATCTCTACCGCCGTGCACTAGCGCACCGGTACGACCAATGAAATCCAAGAAGAAGTCGTGTTGGACAAGCCAGCGTTCCGATTCGTTACCCATCACGAAGGTTCGGATGTATTGATCGATCTGCGTGCGTGGCATGTGCGCCATGACACCCATATCGACAAGTGCCGTGAATTCTTTGACAGCGGTATCTGAATTGGTTACGTCCAACCACGGTACGGTAGGCGTGTAGGTCGTCAACTTTTCTGCAAAGCGCGCCGGATAGTAAGCCGCTAGAGTAACCCCGGTTTTTCCAACTATTTTGGTTCGATCGAACCAAGTCAATTCGGCATTCTGGCTACCGGGAGGATGAATCTGTTTCTGGTAGTACCTATAGGCTGCTCGTCCTGCACCGGCAAAAGGCACTCGTCTGATATCGGCAACCGGCATGAGCCGACGCACACCCTTCTCATCAAGACGAACCTCAAAACCATCATTCAGGTAGAAGTTGAGCAGGTCATCAAGTTCGCTATCTTCCAAAATGATCTGCGATGCATTTGATTCGTGAATCTTCATGTGTTCAAGAATGTTCGCATGGTCTTCAGGAGATAGACCCAAACGTGTCGCCTGATCCATCTGTGGATCAAGCATGACGCGAGACAACATATCTTCATCGATAGGCACAGACAGGTTCAATGTGCCATCTGTTATATCCTCAAAGACCTTTGCGCGAACGTAATCGGTTTGCTTCGCAATATATTGAGCCGTCATTCGGGCGATATCTGCCTTCATGTCCAGCGGAAAGTTTTCTCCAAGGTCAAGGATTCTACGCATGTACTGTTTGCGTTCCATCCACTTCGAACCGAATCTCCCAATTCGGGGAATGAACAATGCCTCTGGACTCGTCCCACCCAGAGGTTTCGCCAAGGCACGCCAACCCGCGTTATCGGCAAGGAACGACCAGAACCCTTCCTCATCTGCCAACGTAGGTACTGAACCATCAGTAACCATTACAAGTTCTTCTGCACCAACATCCTTGACATTCTTGTAGATCAGTTCACCAGTGTCTTCGTCAACAAGTAGAACCGTTCGCCGCTGCGTCATATGCCACTGACGCATCGAATCAATCACCACATTCAATGCTGGTAGATCACGCAACAGCATGTCGATCTTTGTCATTGGACCAAATTCTTCTGTTACCGCAGCGCGTATTCCATCACCATCAAGTTTCGTTGTTTCTCTCAAATTCTGTTTGAACGCATCAATTTCATCCCATTGACGGAACGCATCGTTGACACGATCAGTCATCCTGTTGATTGCACGAAACTGATTTCTGATAACAATGTCGGTGCGGCCCAACATTCTGACGCCCGCATCTTTCATCCATTCCTTGATACCCGCATGGGCATCGATGTAACCACCATCAACAACATCAGGAACCCGAGCAGGTTTGAAAGCAGACAACGTGGAAGTTTGAGCGGCTTCACGCTCAACCAAAGCACCCCTACGCATCACATCCAAGAAATCTGCGCTCTGACCAGTACGACGACCAAACTTTGCGGCCCGCAGAATCTTCGTATAGAAACCACCCACCCACGTAGTCGGGTCCAAAAGAATCTCCGCAGCAAGAGAACCAACCAGCCCTATAGCAGCAGCAGGCTTCGTTCCCGGTGTCACATCCCACACCCCATACTTGTTCCACGAACGAACCGACGCAGTTGCCAAAGTCAACCGGCCAGATTCAAGAACCTCCAACGCTTCCACATTTTCTTGTTCCGCTAAACCTTCATACCATCTCTGATACCGCTCATTGATTTCATTACCAGAATACCCGAATGCCTTACCAGTATCCTCAAAATGATCATAGACACCCTGTCCACCATCACGAATAAAGATCTTCAAAAGATCAGTCTGATCAGCCCCAACCATTTCAATAGCAGCATTGGAAGCCTCCTGATAATAGGAACCATCTTCAAGCCGGGTCTTATTCCATGCTTCACGCCATCTAGCAGGGTTCAGGAACGCACCACTGTTCTTCTCGTCAAGAAAAGCAAACGACCGTCCAAGGCGTGTCGCATACCTTGACGGCTTCATCACACCGAATTCCCACACATTCCGTGCAACCGTTCCCATGCCGAAACCCAAAGCACGTATCGGAGCCATCCCATACTTGACAGCAGTTCCGAAATGTTCTTCAGGCAATAAGGGAATATCCCAAGTAAAGATCCGTTTCAGCAAACCATCAGGATCTTTTTCTTCAGGAAACTCATACCCGGCACCACGCAACAATTCCTGCATCTTCTTGGGCAACCTGTTGAATTCGCCGCGCTGCATCTGAGTTGGCATAGATTGAAATCTCTGCTTGACCATATTGAAATTGCTCTGGTCAAACGCCCCATAAAAGACATCCATCATGTCTTCGTCAGAATCAGGACCAGAAGCCAACGCAACTATCGAATCTGGTGCCATCTCCAAGAAACGTCCCGCACCAGCATTCATCAACATCTGCATACGGCGACCGTAGTATTCATCATTCAACGCCGTGTCTGGCGTAGAACCAATTCGGAGATATTCATTTCGGACTGGGCTAGTACCAGCCATTAGAAATCTCCAAGTTGTCTCGCGGCCATCTCCATAACCGGATCTCCAGTAGCCGCTGCCCAATTTCTCAACAGGTCTGCCGACTTCTGAACAGGTGTGATCTCTGGCGCTGCACGCATAGAGTTCCTATTCTCACCGGGAGCAGTCAAAGAAGTGATCTGAGGCGTAAAGTTCTGGGCTGCTTCCAACGGCAACGGAGCCTGCTGTGCCTGATCGTTAGGTGCCGGATAGTCGGATGTCCGATTATCAGGCAATGGAACAGCCTGCTGCGCCTGAATGTTGTCACTGACCTCACCGTAGGAAGCACCCGCCTCCATGCTCGGAGTCTCAGGCGACAAAGTTTTCTTGGCGCGAGGCATCAGCCAGCCCTCAACGCAGCAACAAGTTGCTCTGCCGCAGCAGGCGAGAACTCGTTGTTAGGTGGCGCTCCCTGCTGCATCGCTGCTTCAGGCCCGCCAGCCAAACCAAGAGCCTGCTCAGGAGCCATCATCTGGCCCTCTTCAGGAGCCGGGGCCATAGCAGCCTGCTCCTTACGGATCTCTTCGTCAGCCTTCTCAATCGCGCCAAAGATATCCAAGCCCTTCTTACGGTGCTTCTCAATCTTAGCGACATACACCACCGGCAACTGACCGGACAAAGCCTGCTGCTGGATCGAAGCCATGACCGCTTCCTCCAACTGCTCCTCATCGACCCTACGCCCTTCCATCTCGGGATCGTCAATGAACGGATGCTTGGTACGGAAGGTACGTAGACTGATGCCCTTCATTCCAAGCAACTGTCCCAACTGGATAGTGGTTGCCTGAATGTCCGCGCCGGGAATCGAATGCGAAACCACGTTGTCGTAGGTTTCAAAGTGTTCGCTCGGAGTGAACTCCACCTGCGACGAATCGCCCGCATAGCCGGTGAACATGGAGAACTTCTTGTTACCGAAGTAGCCGTCGTAGGTAGCGAAGATCGATTCGTTCAGATATGGAAGGTAAGCCTCCATAATCTCCTGCATTTCCTGAATACGCGGGTCCAGAGCGGCACCCATGAGCGAGTCGATACCGCGTCCGGTACGCAAAGCCCCGTATGTTTCACCACCAATTTGAGGTACGGTTCCGGTAGAGATCCGTGCATTACGTTCCAATCGGTCGATTGCAATGTTCGTAGACGGATCAGGTGTCGAACGCAACTCTCCGATCTGTTCAGCATCAAGCAGGATATTTACCTGCCCCTCGCGGCCATCTTTCCACTCGCCGCCGACAATCATCGGTACCTGACCCGACCGGCCAATGATATACCGGTCAGGGAAGATCGCCTTCTCTGTCGCCATGATATCCAACGCCATCATCTTCGACATCAAATCCACAATGCCGACGACATTGGAAACCGATGACGCGATCTTGTCCAACGTGACACGCCCCGGCGTAATCACACACGGAACACCAGCCCTGTTGATAGAACGAGACAATTCGATTGATGTCGAATGATACGGATAGGACTGGTTGTAATGGTTATACCTTGGACCCATGATCCCGATGACCATGTGTTCCTCGTCAACCCACTCAACGATGTCCCAAAGTTCCTGCCGCGCCCTGTCGTCAGTTTCGACAGGCCCACCGTTCTCTGAACGCGCAGCCGGATAGCGGGCACGCAGCCAATCACCGGACTTGCCGTGGACAAAGGCACAATTTGACGGCGGGTCATAATCCTCGTATGTTTTCGGTTCAGGGTAGACGCCAAGCGGATCACGAATATCGATCCTTGGAACACCCCTTTCAAAGTCGGGAGACACCACGAGACAGGAGGTGGCGTACCCGGCCAGATGCCGGTACGCGCGACGCATCTTGATCTTGTAACGCGACTGGTACCACGTAGCAGCCAACGCCCTACGCCTGATATCTGCGTACTCCCTAGAACGAACCCCCCGTTCCTTGCTGCCGTCGATTGCAGGGCAACCAATAAACGGCATCACTGAAGCGGCGCGCTGTGCAACCGCATCGATGTTCTCTGAAATCAATGCTGGGGTCAGCGGAGGAAGAACTGGTTCATCATCCATCGAAGGGATGGGAATGACATAATCACCGTTATAGCGATCCTTGACATCCAACATCTTTGACAACAAAGGAGATTGAACGTCTTGTCTTTGCCTGACAATCCCGACGATCTCATCAAAGGTATACATCAAAACACCTTACTAGAAGACAGGGATGCCTTCCACGGTAGTCCTTTAAAGTTAAATTGTGAAGAGTCAACGTCAAAAGATTGTTTCCTTTGACGCCAAAGTATCCAGATAAACCACAAAGCCATGACCTGATCCTGCCGAAGACGAGTACCACGCTTCAAAGGACGCCACGCCTTCAACTGGCGAATCAACTGGTCAACCATGTGCCTAGTGGACTTGTCGTCCGCATACGGAATATCGATCTCGCCGCGCATAAACGACAACGCCATCGACGGTACACCAATCGTTTCGTCGTACTTGTTGACACCAGTGAGATGCTCACGTACACGAAACCCGTAACGATTCGTCATCTCAACCAACCGTTCATCACGAGACAAACCCTTCTGGAACACCATCGCTTCGATCACGACATCGGAAACGCTGGCACCATTCCTCATGCATTGGAGAACAGCGTCCTCCACGACACCAAGAATCTGCTCGTTGCGGGTCAGACCAGTATCTTCCCGAACGAAAAGAATCTTAAGTTTTCCTTCGTGCGGCGTAGCAGCCACAACACAATTATTGGAACCGAGAGCAGGATCAAGCCCAATATAAATCGAACAATCTTTCGGTGGTTCATGGTTAACGGACCTCAAAGGATTCAAACACTTCTGGATAGAGTCATCGGTAAATGTCGCAGACATGGACGATGATGGTTCCTGCATGTAGTTCCGTGACCAAGCCTCTTCACCCACCTTGCGGCGAATGCGATCCAACTTCTCCATCGTAAACATTTCAGGCCACAACGGTTCAGGCTCACCCTGCTTATTCGTAATGATCGCAGGGAACTTGATGACCTTCAAAAGATCGCTATCGATCTCCTCCATTACCCGCTGATAGAAATCATCCTCACCGACACGAGTCCCATTGATAGTGGTGCGCCCATTCTCGCCGGGACGAGTCAACCAATCCTGACGAAACACCTCGAACATCTGTTCAGTCAAATTGAGAGAAACACGAGACTGGATATCATCGATATGTAGATGATCGGTACGGGTACCAGCGATCTTTGACCGCCAACCCAACCCAACCATCGAATAATCACGTTCATCGAACCGCTGCTTCTTGAATACATCGAAGTAGTCGGCCCCCCAAGACTGTGCAGTCTTACGTCCAGACTGGTTCTGGGGTACGAAAGGCCCGAACTTGGCTACATATCGGGGATATGGGCCGTGTGGTTCCATACGGGAACGGATACGGCTAAGGATCTTGCGGGACATATCCTGCCCCTCAGACCCTACGGTGATACGGAACTCAGGGTTCGTAGCAAGTTTGTAGCAGAAATAGTCTTCGGCTAGGGTCGTTTTTCCATGTTCAGGAGGCCAAAGAATCACCGTCATATTACCGGGAGGCGTGTTCTCGTAGGCGTCAATTGCCTGAATGTGGAACCACGGCGACATATGATCGAAGAACTGGCCCCTGAACGACGCAAACGAGCCATCCCACGGCTGATCTCCACGTCGAAGGGCTTCATGGCGTACAGCATCCGCGCGTTCCGCGAAATCAGGGATACGTTGACGCCATTTATCGTACGCTGACCGTGTGACACCAGCGATACGGCACGCTGCTTCGATCTTTCCATGCTCACGCAACCCCTCCATGAACAGGGCGCGTGTGGATTCGCCCTTATCCTTGGCGGCGTTGCCTTGATTCACGAGTGATCAAACACCGATTTGGCTACTTCAAGTTCAATAGTCTCAGATGCGATCACCACATCATCACTAGCAATCTTGACAGTATGGGTACCGATCTGATCCAGATCAACATCGACAAAGTAGATGCCGGTACCGCTACCACTAACCACAGTTAGCGATGTATCGTCCCCATCAGGCTTCCGTTGTGTACCAGTAGACGTAGTAGCCGTAGCCGTTCCTGCGGTCTTGAAGGTTGCGGTAACCCGTACCCGGTCACCCTTGTCGTAAGTAGCCATTACACACCCACCAGTAGTTCAAGCGTATGTTGTCGTTCTTCGTTATTTGACGATCCTGTTACATTCGTAACAGAAAGGACAAGTTCCGGCTGCGGAACCTTATGGGTAATTACTGCCGTGACCGTAGCCGCACCAGTAATCGCTGCCGCAGTCGGGATTTCCCTAACAATCGCAGCAACAACAGTCGCCGTACCCGTTACATCAGCCTCCACCGGAATCTCACGCACAATCGCAGCGGTCACCGTCCCGGTACCCGTTACATCAGCCTCCATGAACTGCGTTGAGGTAATCGCAGCCGTAACCGTTGCCGTCCCGGTAATAGACCCGGCAAGCGAAGCGACTTCAGTGAGCGCAGCAGTAACAGTTGCAGTACCGGTAATCGCTGCTGTAAGGGCTGCTTCTTCAACTATCGCCGCAGTAACTGTCGCCGTACCAGTGATCGCTGCCGTAAGAGCATGACTCCTGACACCCTGATAGGTGTAGTCCGCTTCCCGGTAGTCAATCCCTGACTGGCGATAGTCGATCATTCAACTTCCACCCATGAAGTCGTATCCTCGTCCCACTCGTACAAGGTGCCATCATCGGGATACGCCGTCGGAGGCTGCCACCGATAATCGTCATCCAACGACCACGACCCGAAGGGCTGCGGACTGTAGAACGCGCCAGCGTCCGCATCCCATGTATCACCAATACCGGCATAGTTGTGTCGGATCGACCCATTATACGAAGTCTGCACCCACGCCCCGCCGGTCGGCATGATCTCGTCCAGCAGGTCGATGCCTGCCTGTTCGGACTCCACACCATCGGTGACGGTTACGTCGTTGGACACGACGACAACCCCCTGAACGGTGCCGTCGATGACTTCTGCGTAGTGCGCCATGTCAGTCTCCTACGGTGTCAGGAATCGGACAATGACCGTGCCCGACCCTCCTGACCCGCCGTTCATTGCAGAGGGGCTGTTGTCGCCCCCACCGCCACCACCGCCCGTGTTCGCGGAACCAGCAGAACCGTTGGTCGTGTCCGAACCAGCGCCACCGCCGCCGTCACCTGCGGACCCAGCAAGAGTTGAGCCACCGCCACCGCCACCCCCATAGTTCAGGGTTGAACCCGTGTAGTCGTTGGTGGCGCCATCTCCACCGTATCCCTCACCGTCGGTGTCTCCAGCCTCACCTTTACCGCCGCCGCCGCCAGTTGTGCCCGACGAACCGCCTGCGTTGCCCTGTCCAGCGGTGCCCGACCCTGCGG